TGGAAACATGGAAGTTAGCGGATAGAGAGTTAAAATCGCACCAAGAGATTCTCCTTATGGGAGGCAATCGTGCGGGGAAGTCCGAGCTTTGTGCGAAGCGGGTAGTTCAGTGTCTAGTCGAGAACCCAGGAACGATCATATGGTGTCTTACGGAGACCTCGGCCAACAGTATACAGTTCCAGCAGAAGCTAATATTTAAGTACCTGCCCAAGGAGTTAAAATCGTTAGGTAGAGGTAAGGTCGGATATGTCATGTATTCCCTCAGAAATGGGTTTACTGCCGGCAAGTTCACTTTGCCTAATCGCTCTGAGTGTATTTTTCGTAATTGGTCGCAGGATATTAGCACGATTGAGGGTGGAGAAATCGGTTGTCCGCAGGAACCGGTCGACGGAACCCATAATATCGGCTATTGGGCAGATGAGCTTGTACCGATGCCCTGGGTGGAGACTCTTCGATTCAGAACTGTAACTCGGAATAGTAAGGGCATCATCAGCTTCACCGCTGTGGACGGGTGGAACTCGGTAGTAAAGTCGATGCTTACGGGAGCAAAGACAGTGGAGTCGGCAAAAGCCGACCTTTTGGACGGCGAAGAGGTTCCCCTGGTCCAACAGCCCTTACGGAAAGCCTCGAGTGTCGTTTACTTCCATACGGCGGCCAATCCGTTTGGCGGTTGGTCGGCCATGAAGACACAACTGGAGGGAGAAAAGAGGGAAACAATCCTTTGCAGAGCCTATGGAGTGCCTGTAAAGGCATCTAAAACAGTGTTTCCGGCTTTTTCCGACAAGAACATCGTGCAGGCTAAGGATATTCCTGTTTTAAAGGAGGATGCAGATGCCTCGTGGGTACTTTCGATAGACCCGGCTGGAGCAAAGCCTTGGACGATGGTATTATTTGGGATAGATCCGCATGGGGTCGCCTGGGCGGTTAAGGAGTTTCCTGATTTTGACACCTGGGGAGGATGGATTGACCTGACAAAGGGGGATAAGGTGAGTGCAGGGGAAGCGGCACAGCCTAATGGTTTCGGGTTAAAGGATTATGCGGAAATCATCCGGCAGATGGAGGGTGATCGTTATGTTGAGCGGATAATCGACCCGAGGTTAGGAGCGGCGAGCTATCAGAAGTCGGAGGGATCTTCCAACATTATCGATGATTTGGCGGATGAGGACATTGTGGTACAGCCGGCAGAAGCTTTGGACATTGAGACAGGTTTGCAGGCGATCAATAACCTGCTGGCATGGGATAGGAGTCGGGAGATGGGATTTGATAATCACCCGAAGCTGATGATTTCGGATGAATGTCAGAACCTGGTGGCCTGTATGCAGGAGTATCAGGTTGGTGACCTCAAACACGCGGCTAAAGATATGGTCGATAATGTCCGTTACTTCGCAGTGGGCAATTTTGAATACTTTGACGAGGAGGAAATGGTGGCAACAGGAGGAGGATCGTATTGATGGGTAAGAAAAATGTACAGATATCAAAGGCAGTCAGGCAACAGATCGTAATGGCAAGGAACTCGGGGATGAGTTGGCCGAAGGTGGCGGAGTTGGCGGGATGTGCGAGATCGACTGTCCAACGGATATATAAGCAGGATAGCAAGCCGGTGGTCCCGCTCGAGGAGGTAAAGAAGACAGTGGAGATAGAGGAGGCGAGGGTATTGAAGATGGTCCCGAATGTTCGGATGATGCTTATTTACTTTGAGCACAAGGAGGGGATCGGGAGGTGCATTAAGCGGCCAAACGACAACCATCCGCCCAAGAGCATGGTATTGGTGAGAAAAATTGAGGGGGAGGATGATCTGTATCGCAAAGCATGAGACTGAGGCACAGATGCAACGGAGGATCGATCTGATGCTTCGGGAGATGGTTGTGGATGAGGCATTGGATGCGATGGAGGAGGAGCGGGAACCGGGCAGTTTTACTCTCGAGGAGATAGCGGATTTTATCGGTGTATCCGTGATGACACTTCATCGGATTGAACAAAATGCCCTGATAAATTTACGAAATAAAATGGTAGAATCCTAAAGGAGAAATTATGGAGAACGAAGTACAGATTTTTGAAGAGAAGCCCGATGTGGATGAACTCAAGTTTGAGTTTGAGCGGGCAAAAGCGAATTTATCGACATGGATGGACAAGGCCGAGGATGCTCGGGAGGTTCGTTACAATGAGTGGGCAGGCAAGACGGGTGACGGCAAGAAGAGTGGACCTGAAGCCTTTCCATTCGATGGAGCCAGCGATCTTGATCCAAATGTGATTAATCCTTTGATCGATGGCGATGTGGCCACCCTAACACAGGCGTTGACCAAGGCTAACCTGGTGGCGGCACCTGTGGAAAGTGGGGATGTGGCATCGGCCAAGCTGGTTACTGAGTTTCTCCGATGGCGGATGGGTACGATGGATGAACTGATGAGGGAGTCATCGATTGGAGCGAATTATTTATTACAGAACGGGGTAACCTTTTTCGGTACTTACTGGAAGCAGGAGAAGGCGAGAAAGTTTGAACCGATCAGCCTCGAGCAGATTGCCCAGCAGTCGCCTGAACTGGCAATGGCGATAGAAGATCCTGAGATGAAGGAGGGCGTGGAAGAGATGTTTTATCCCCTCTTCCCGAAGCTCAAAAAGCGTAGGGTCAAGAAGATGCTTAACGAGTTACGGAATACAGGTGAGACCGAAATTCCGACCGAAAAAGTGGTCGTAAATCGTCCGGCGGTTAAGGCATATGAGTTAGGCAGGGAACTAATCGTGGATAGCAATGTGATCGATTTGGAGTCCGCCAGGAGCATTCACTGCATTCATTATTATTCGCCTGAAGCGTTGAAGCAGAAGGTAAATGAGGGATGGGATGAAGCCTGGATTGATGAAGCGATTGAGAAGGCGAAAGATTTTTACGAGGAGAGATACAGTGACTCGGCCATGCATTATGATTATGGCACAAGCTATGGTAATCAGCACTATGAGGGGCTTATTCGGGTAGTTACCACCTATCGCAAGGAACTGGATGAGGATGATGTTCCTGTGGTTACCAAGACCTGCTGGACGGATGAGATGGATGAAGCGGGATTCCATGAGCCGGTTGGGTATGATGAGGGCAGATATCCTTTTGTATGTATCACGAGAGAGCATTTAAACCATCGTTTGCTGGACTCTCGCGGATACCCTGAACTGCTTAAGAGTTATCAGATTGCGGCTAAAACAGAGATGGATGCAAGACGGGATGCCGCATCGATGACCACGATGCCTCCATTTCTTTACAGCCTGGGTCGCCGTCCTGAAAGGATTGGACCAGGAGCACAGATTCCTGTCCGCCGTAGGGATGAAGTCGGATGGATGGAAACTCCAAAATATTCACCTGCATCGACACAGGTGGAAATGCAAATCCGTCAATTATGTGATCGAGTAACAGGACGGGCGACTGGACCTGACGATGCGGTAGAGGCCAATGTGATAAAACAGCACCTAGTCAACTGCTGGCTCAGTGGATGGAAAGAAGTTTTGAAGCGTGTATGGTGCTTAGATCGAACTTACAGCGGGCCCATGATTTGGTTTCGGGTAACAAATAATGAGCAGGGAGCACAGCTTATTTTGGATGAAACTGCTGAGTTGTATGATTTTAATATTAGCTGGAACTCGATGAACCAGGACGAGTCCAAGGTGATCGAAAAGCTTGATACAGTTGGTAAGCTGATGGCTCAGTACGATAGGCAGGGAACTGCTCGCTACGATGTTTATCTGAGAAAGGTACTGGAAGCTATTGATCCTAATCTCGCATCGCAATTAATCATGCCAGCACAGGAGGCAACTGATAAAGAAATCAAAGAAACATCCGCCGATCTCGCCAAAATCTATTCAGGGCAAGTTGTCAATGCCCCACAAGGAGCAAACTCGCAACTGCGGATGCAAGTCCTCCAGCAATATCTTACCGGCACAGAAGAGATTCCCGCCGAAGATATCCAAAGGCGAATGCAGGAAGATGAAAACTTTGCGAAACGACTTCAGATTTACGCTGGACAACTCGAGCAACAGCAAGCCCAACAAAGAAACGCTTTAATTGGCCAGCTAGGGACAGCCCCTGGCAATGTACCAGGTACATCGATGGCCGCTTAATCGAAAGGAATAATATCATGCCATACGGAAAAGGAACTTACGGATCGAAGGTTGGAAGACCTTCCAATAAAGCAAAAGCAATGGGTCGGAAAAAGATGAGTCCGACAGTTAAGAAATTACTCAAGAAGAAAAAGAAAAAGTGAGTAAACCGACTAAGGTCAACTCTCCTAGACGCATCCGAAAGGGTGAACCTTCATATGGGAAGAAAAAATTTGTCGTACTTGCATCGGAGAATGGCAAGACAAGGACGATTCGTTACGGGGATGCAAACATGAAGATCCGTAAATCTAATCCTGATGCTCGTAAATCTTTTCGAGCTAGGCATAAGTGCGATCAGAAGAAATCAAAGCTAACAGCAGGCTACTGGTCCTGCAAGAAGTGGTAAGATGCCAAAAGACGCTTGCTATAAAAAGGTAAAGGCTCGGGTAAAGGTATTCCCATCTGCTCGAGCATCGCAACAGATCGCCAAGTGCCGGAAGTCGAAGGGACAGGTTCGTAAGACTGCCAAGGGTACATCATTAAAACGATGGGGATCAGAGAAGTGGCAAGATACACGAACCGGTAAACCATGCGGACAGGGCAAGTCGAATGAATACTGCCGGCCAACAAAAAGAGTTTCCAGCAAAACACCCAAGACAAAATCGGAGATGAGTAAAAGCCAACTGAAACGAAAGAAGGCTGAGAAATCGAAGGTTGGAATGGGACGAAGAGTAAAACCTGTAAGAAGGAAAAAATGACATTAGGAGATGCAGTAGCCGGACTCGGAGAACAGACCGAGTGGGTGGTGGTTAAGGACTTTATTAAAGAACAGAGGGATATGTGCCTGGTGGATTTTCAGGACTATACTCATGTGGACAATCCGCAGAAGCTTGCCCGTCTATCGGGTGAGATTGCAGGACTAACTCGAATATTGGAGGCGTTGGACAATGCCGAAACTGACACCCCACCAGCAATTTAAAAACGAGCATAGGGCATTGCTCAATCGTTGGATTGAGGAGTCTGACATTGAAGACACTGAAATGGCAAAGATAGTAATGTCAGACATTGAGGAATGGCTCGATGAGGATGTTGTCGATTTTGAGTGCGATATGGTGCTCGATGACGATGACGATGATGAAGAGGAAGGGTAACCTCTACGAGCAGAAGTTTTTCTCGGAAGCCCTCGAGCATGGACTGGAGGTCTTTGTGCCATTGGGCGATTATCTGCCACAGGACTGCCTGGTGATGAACACGGCAGGCAAGATATTTAAGATTCAGATAAAAGGGACTGAGAGTAAATCGAAGGATAAGGCTCGGGGTGGATTGGGTCGTTATATGGTTACGACCTCGAGTGGATCGACCGGCAAAGAGTCGATAGACTGCACAAAAGTGGACATATTGGTGGCATATGTCCAAGATGAAAACATTTTTTACAACATCCCATGTATTGAATTAGACGGGGCTAAGAGGATCGGACTGTACCCTCACAACCCTGAATCTAAAGCCAAGCATGAGAAATTTAAGGATAATTGGAAAATTTTTCGAGTTACCTGATAAAACTGCTTTTTAAACTGCTATAATTGTCACTGGTGGAGCATATCTGCTCCGCAGATACAAGCAAGAGAGTGCGAACTCTACAACAAACGCAGAAATTATGGCAGAAACAGTTATTAGCGAGGCTCCGGCTGAATCCACGGGAGCAGAAAACAATCAAGTACGAGGCCCACTATCGGTGGAAGATTTGGCGGCAAGTTTTGTCGAGCAGGTCGAAACGGATCAGGAGGCTCAACAGGCGGATGAGGCTAAAGCGGAAGTCACCGAGACTCCCGAAGAAGCAGAAGCATCGGCCGACCAGGAAGATGTTCTTTCACAGTCTGTAACCGAGTCTGACGAAGAGGAGGATGAGGGAGAGGATACCGAAGAGGAAGAGGTTGAAGAAGAGGTAGAGGAGGAAACTCCAAAGGCTCTCAAGAAAACTCTTAAACAGATTTCGCGTCTTACTGCTCGAGCAAAATCAGCAGAAGAAACAGTGGAATCGCTCAAGAGTGAGATTCAAAACCTCAAGCAATCAGGAGGCAAATCGCAACCGGCTCAACCCGAATTGGAGAACATTCAATCGTTTGAAGATTTGGAAAATTTAAAGCGGGAAGCACAGGCGGCCAAGAAGTTTGCACTTCAACATATAGGCAAGTCGTTCGTAGAGGTCGATGGCAAGGAATATTCGGATGATGACATTCGTAATATCCTTACCCAGGCTGACGAATACCTTACTGAAAAGATTCCTCAGAGGAGTGAGTATCTAAGGGAAAAAAGCGAATGGAGTAGAGATACAATCAACACCCATCCGTGGATGGATTCATCGAAAGATGATGATATATCCGAATCCCGAAGAGAAACCTATAACCAGCTACGAGGCCAATACGGCAATGTACTGGACAACCTTCCCAATGGTGACTTTATCGCCGCAACTCTTGTCAGAGGCATTGAAGCATTGAAAAGCGAGCAATCCGCCAAGGCTCCCAAGAAGGTAGTCAAAAAGCGTAAGGCTCCACCTCCAACCGATGGAGGAGATGCATCCCCGCCAATCGAAAACT